CGAATATCGTTCTTAATTAAAGCAAAATCATCGGGGTTCATAATCCCCTTTAATACTAATTGCTTTTCGAGGATTGTAATGAATAGATGGGAGAATCTTGCTCTTACTCTTCGAATGAATTTGCCGAATTTCAATTCATCTCGTGTTATTTCAGATACTCGGCCAAATGAATACATTGACTCCGGTTCTAGTCGAGACAGAGGTACTCTAAGTGCTTTGTTCAACTTGCGTGAGAAATATAAAAGATTCTCATCACTGCTTAATGCTTGAGATGATCCACCAGCAAGTGTATCTACCTCTGTAGTACGCTCACCTCCACGCCGAGGGAACCAGAAGTCCTCTGTCATGGTCATCATCTTCCTACCGTCTGTAATCTCTCCCGTCGATGAGTTGTACTGTAGCTTGTTCTTATGGCGTACCATCATATCGCGTAAGTATTGCTCTGCCTTAGCTTTGGGCAAATTACCGACATCGATATAAAAAATTCTTCGTTCGGGGGCTCGAGTTAAGGTATAGATTACTGTAGCATCTTCCAACATACGAAGCTGATTTAACGGCTTCATTGAAGGATGCAAGTGTGACAGAACCATCGCGTTGTTTTCTGTTACAATGCCAGATGTTACTCTAGCAATAGAATCTTTGGATATCTTAACACCATTAGCATTACCCGCAGCACCAGCACCACCAGAAGTACCAAATCCATTCTCAGAAAAAACGTAAAACTCATTCTTTACTGTTTTTGTAGGAACACCGACCTCACCACGCTTCTTGTCCATTTCACGAACAAGTTTAATTTTGCGAGGATCGATATATCTTAATTCCACAACACCTTTCTTCAAGTCGTCTTCGTCTATCATTATATGATAGGTGATCCGACCATCCACATAGAACTTCGAAAAGATATCGTATGCATTATGGGTGAAATCTAGTAGAGATAGAATGTTATCAAATTCATCACGAACTTTATCCTGAATTTTATCAGGAAGTTCAGCATCGTCTAAGACAATTTCTACTACTTTATCGTAGGTATCGACGTTAATTGCCTCATTGACAATTTCATCGATAGCTTGTGCAATTTCTGGCTGCATAGCCAAGTTGCGGTATCGTGTGATCAATTCAGCTTCGGTTTTGGCCGAGCCTTCCATATCCAACATTGATGAATAAAATCCACCAAGTGATCCACCGACGGTTAATGCGCCGTCACTATTTGATGGTTCGACGAAAGAAGCTGGGGGATCCCCAGCTCCGTTTTCATCTGCGCCTCTAGTGATAGAGAAACCAAATAACTTCATCTTATAACACCTCTTATTTTAATTAAGTGGTGGGAATGCCAGTATTGCCTTCAACTCGCCAGAAATCAAATTGGAAGGTGACACCGAATTCTTCGATAGTGTCTACCTGATCCCAACCTAATTCAATGGCATCTATTGTAAGTGGGTACATTCCCTCAAATACATAAGAGCGGAGTGGTGATCCGTCCTTACCAAATTGTGTGATAATACCATTTGATTTGTAATCTTGTGGCAAAGCTCGGATATTACTATCATGTGTATTGATAGCATTTGACCATGCTTCTAAAGAATTACGAATGGCAAAATCTTCATCGTTAATTACTGTGACTGTCCAATCTTCGAAAGTTCTATCGCCTGCATATCTAACATTACGCCCGAAATAAGGTACTTCAATTGTCCCAAGGGTCGACCCAGGTAACTGGGCCGTTTTAACCATAAATGGTACCTTGAAATCAGCATTTGGCAACACAGGATTCAAAATTTGAACTTGGAAAAGAGTTGGACGAGCACCACCGCCGGTAAGCTGTGACTTAAACTCGTTGATATTAAAACTCATCTTTTCGTTCTCCTATTCTATGTTCTATTTATTATGAAAGTGAGCCAACAATTTCGTCAAATTCAATTCCAGTTCGAGTTGCAACAAATGTCAATTCAATAACATTGATGGATCGTGCTGGTTTAATGTAGATATGCGCCTTGAACTTGTTCTGATCAATGACTTCGCCAGTGTTCACAGTACCATCCGAAACAACTCGGAAGTCTGTAATACCGCGTCGACCTTGAATCTCTCGCAAGAAAGGATCTACAATATTTTTAAATTGAGTTTGAGTAAATTCATCATTAAGCTCGAACAAGAACGATTGTGCCGCATTGGCTATAGCTTTCTCAACAGCAATGAACAATCTTCGAACATTGAGTCGATCAAACGCACTGACTGCACCAAGACCAGTTTTATCACCAAAGAGAACAATTCCTTGTCCTACCTGAGACATTACTGGGTTAATATCAGATCCATACATCAGATCTCGTTGTGGTTTAGTCGGATTGAAAGCAAGCTTAACAACATTCTTAATGACACCCTTGCGGAAACCAGCGGGTGATTCATACGGCTCGACTCTTGCAGCAAGACCGGCCATATCACCGTTTAAAGGAACCCAACGATATACATCATTGTACTTGTCATATCGATACTTATAACCGGAATCGATGAATGCATAAGATGAATTTTGTAGTTTATTACGATATGCAATAATCTTCTTCAACTTCTCACCGTTAATCAGCTCATCAACACAAGCTTCTTTAGATGGTGAGATGAATGCAACAACATCTTTTCGAGTTTCAGCAATATTACTAATCATGTAGTTTGCAGTAACGCCATTATCATCACCCTTGCCTTGCAGCGCGAATGAAATATCTACTTCGTTAGCGTTCTTAAATACATCCCAAGCATCAGAAATTTGGCCTAATGATGGAGTAGCAGTGCCGTCAGTACCGGTAGCAAGAACTTCATAACCATAAGAAGTAGCTTCAAGGTATGCAGTATTTGCTGTAGCAATATAAGCAGACCCATTCATCAACACGTCTTTATAGTAGTTATTTCTGCCATCAGACTTTGTAGCACCTTCTGTCACTGACAAGTCATCAAAAATTTCTAAGATGTAGCCAGGGGTACCACTGATTCCACCTGCAGCGTCAACAACTACAAAGTGTCGACCTGTAGTGCCTGGAGCGGTGGAAAAATTACCATGATACTTCCACTTTTTGCTAATCTCAAGGTTAGTAGGATCTTCTTCACTGATCTGCCACTTGCTGTTGAATGTGATGTCATAAGAATAACCATCAACAATTTGATTATCAAGTGGATTCAGAAGAGCAACTTCAGCAAAGGTCACCACTTCAAGATCTTGATAACCTCGAGCCGGACTACCTATACGAAGAATGTCTCCTGCTGATATTGAAGCAGTATTTGCGTCGATTCGATTTGCTTCGATAACTTCGAAGTAAAAAGAACTTGATAAGAATGTGAATGCAACTGCAGTATTTGCGTCAGACACACGAGCCGATGGAATCTCCCCAACCGAAAGCACATCTGCTTCGAATGAAGATGAATTAGTCCATGCAACTTCGACACCATTAGCCAAAGAACCTTCATAAAGACCTTTAAATGCGGCTTCATGAGTGGTATCTAACTGAGTGTTGCCGCTAGGGTGTGGCACCAATACCTCAGGAGCAGTTGCGTGAGCACCACCCTTGCTGGCACGTGACACATACAGAGCATTTGCATAAGACAAATAATCTGCTGCAGTAAAAAACGTTTCGAAATTTGTGCCGTCAGGCTTACCAAATCGATTGACAAGTTCTGTTTCAGATGAAATTAGAATTGCTTCGTTGGTCGGTCCCCATTTGAAATCCCCTGCGATTGCAGCAGGAGGGGTTGCGATGGCCGGGACAGCTGCCGATGCGTCCACTTCTCGAATAATCACGGAAGGACTTACGGAAAAAGCCATATTTTTCTCCTTTATATTATTATCTATTTAAAGCTTTAAATCAGGTTTTACCATATTCTGTATTTATAAAAAAGGGGTATTTAAAAATTCCAGTCAACTTGTGGAGTGGTGTCCACAACTTTCCAGCCACCTTCATCCGAGTCTTCACCAACATCTATAAAACCAAAGGGCAAAAGTTCTTCTTCTATTTGCTCTTCTGTTTTTCTTCTTAGTTCATTCATTGTATTTATGTCAGTCATCTCTTTAAAATATGACTGTTCGCTTAACCAAGAAAATATAACTAAATTCATAACCAAATCATCGTGATGGCCTTTTTCAGCCTCGAAAGAATTTCCCCTTTTAGAAAATCTTGATAATTCCTGTATCGTGTTATAATCTTGTACTATAAGTTGATTTTGCTCAATCAACATTTTTAACATGGAACAACCTACAGACTTCACAGTCTTAGTAGTTCTTACTCCGTTATCTGCTCTTTTACCAAATCCACCAGACACCCGTTTACCTTTGGGGCCGGCGTTCTCTGTGTACAAGAGATTCTCATATCCATAATCCATAAGGAGTATGTCTGAAATTTGTTCACCGATATCATTGATTTCTATCAACATAGCGGCCGTATTGTAAAGTGTACCTACCCTATATATAACAGACGAGAAATCGACCGGATTGATCATATTATCACGAAATACACACACTTGGGTATAAGGCATTTTTGTAATATCAAAAACAGTGAATGTGGAGTAATCTAACCCCTTGCCCCTCGAAACATCGACAGTCATTGCATAGACACTATCAGGCACCGGTCTTTCATATTGACTCAAATTATTTTCTTCGACCACAGGACGGGCTGGAAATAATTCCTTTAGTTTTGATCCATCAATAAGTGTGCCTGAACTGCCTTGAAAATCACAGCAATACTCCTGTCTGAATTTTTGTTCATCGAAGTCAAGTGCCTCTAGGGTCTCTTGTTTCCATTTATCGTCTCTGCCGGGAACATCGTTCCACATAACCTTAACATATTCATACCCATTTGAACCTTCTTCGGCACCTTTACAAGTCTTCCAGAAGTGGTTTAAGCCATTAGGAGTAGAGGTCATAAGAAGCTTCGTAGATTCCCCAGAAGATATGGTAGGATACACTGAAGCAAAGAATTCATCGTATCCTTCAATGAAAGCAACTTCGTCTAGATACAAGAATGAAATCGATTTACCTCGAATTGCAGAAGATGAAGTAGTACCAGCATATATCTTGCAACCATTCTCTAACGTAATATTGCCCTTATTCCATTCACTGACACCTTGTTGCATCCATCTAGGTAATGCTTCATATGCTAATTGTACTCTGGACAATACTTCTCTTGCAGAATCACCTTTATTTGCTAGAATTGCAGCGGTCTTGTGTTCATTGAATAAGATATAGTGCAGAATTACTGCTGCAGCAGTTGTTGTCTTACCAGACTGACGAGCAGTTAAAACAGCAACACGTCTATTGTCAGTAATTTTTTGAATGATTTCTTCTTGATAACTATAAAGGTCTAAGGGTATCAGGCCATGATCTACATGCACAATCTTAATATAGTTACGAGCAAAGTAAACGGCATCCTTAGAGCATTTGAGATATTCTTGTAATAGATCAGGAGTCCACTCTATATCCTGACCTACTTTTTTTAGGTGCGTATTGCCTAGATACCCTTGAGGATTAGGTATCATCTTTCTCACCTTTTATCATCTTCAAAAGATCTGCTGTGGAAACAATTAAATTATTATTGGTGATGTTGGTCTCGGCTTTCTCTGGAGATTCTTCTTTTGCAAATTTCTTCTTTGTGGAAATATCGACATAATCTTTGTTTGCATCTAAGAGAGTTTTCATTAGGGTAGAAACTACTTCAAAGGCTCTGGGAGATTCGGATTGCTTGGCAATCTCTACCATCTCTTTAACTGCCTCATCACCTAATTCTATGATATTTTTAACATTTTCACGAGCTAGTTCAACATCGCGGAGATGTTCTTCATTGTCATTGTTGGCAACAGGAGCTGGTAAATGGACTTCCTTCTCAATGGGAAGATTCTCAATTGGCTCATCTTCAATTTCAGATAGAGGCCTAAGTCCAAGATTTGCGGCTATGATGTCTTTGCTCATGATATAATCCTCTGTTATAAGAGTATTTATCTAAGTTAAGTACCGTCTGTGCCCCATGCTGGTCTACTGTCAGGTAATATCCAAGCAGTTGCATTTAAGTCAAACCGGTAAGGCGGGGTTGAATTGCCGGGGGCAACACTAGCAGCTAGCACATTCCAACCACTCAAATCTTGATTGAATACATAAGCATTGTAGAACATATATCTCATATCAGTAACACTACTTACATCCCAAGAACTAATATCTTGATTGAATGAAACTGCACTGGAGAACATAGTATCCATATTAGTAACACTACTCACATCCCAAGAACTAATATCTTGGTTGAATGCGTCAGCACCGTAGAACATAGTATTCATATCAATAACATTAGAGGTCCCAGTTCCTGTAGTCCAAGTTAACGGGACACCACCATTATTAAATGCATCAGCATTGTAGAACATAGATTGCATATCAGTAACACTACTTACATCCCAAGAACTAATGTCTTGATTGAATGCGGTAGCGCCATAGAACATACCATACATATTAGTAACAGTACTAAAATCCCAAGAACTAATATCTTGATTGAATGACTTGAAGAAGAACATACTCTGCATATTAGTAATAGGTTCATTCCACTTTACACGAATACCTTCAGCACCGGGCGTTGTGTCATAAACATAACTGGCAGGAGCATAAGCAGATCTCCAAGTACTGTTAGTAGGATCTGTTGCACCCGTTAATGGATACAAGATTGTACCGTCTGTGCCCCAACCAGGTTTCTCTGCTGTTATCCAAGTGACGGGTGTATTGAGATCAAAGTTTGTTGGTGGAGTTGAATTGCCTGGTGCAATACTAGCCGCCAGCACGTTCCAAGAACTAATGTCTTGATCGAATGCAGAAGCACCGTCGAACATTCTTTGCATATTAGTAACAGTACTGACATCCCAAGACGAAATGTCAGGATCATTGAACGTTGTATTAAATGTGAACAACTGTTCCATAGAAGTAATAGGCGATCCTGCTGGCATTAAAATACCAACGTTTGCAATCCACTGATAAGTTGGGTTGGCATTTCTCCAAGTGTTATTAGTACTAGTAGGATCTGTTGCAGTATTACTTAACGGATACAGGATGCCGCCACTTGTACCCCAGCCGGGTTTCTCTAATGTTGTCCAACTGGTAAGTGTACTGGTGTCAAAGTTCGTTGGTTCTGATGCTATTAGACTAACGTTCCAAGAACTAATATCTTGATCGAATGAAGTTGCTTGATAGAACATATAACTCATATCAGTAACACTACTGACATTCCAAGAACTAATATCTTGATTGAATCCACTATTAGCATTGAACATATTTTGCATAGTATCAACACTACTTACATCCCAAGAACTAATATCTTGATTGAACGCATCAGCATTGTAGAACATAGCATTCATATTAGTAACATTAGCAGTACCAGTTCCAGCAGTCCAAGTTAATGCTACACCACCATTGTTGAATGCGGTAGCATAGAAGAACATATCATTCATATTAGTAACACTACTCACATTCCAAGAACTAATGTCTTGATTGAATGCGTCAGCAGAGTAGAACATACGACTCATATCAGTAACACTACTTACATTCCAAGAACCAATGGGTTGATTGAATGCGTCAGCATTTTGGAACATAGTACCCATATTAATAACACTACTCACATCCCAAAAACTAATGTCTTCATTGAATGTAGAAGCGCCGTTGAACATCTGACTCATATCAGTAATAGGAGCATTAGCACCTATACCTTCGCCTGGATAATAAGTGTATCCAGCAGGTTTCGTCGTCCAATTAGCACTAGTAGGATCTGTTAATGATGTAAGTGCGTAAGTGTATGCTCGTGTACTATAATCGGGTACAGTACCCCAGAGAGGTCTAGATAATACCCAAGCAGTTGCGTTGGTATCAAAGTCTGTAGGTGGCGTTGAATTGAATGCGGCAACACTAGCAGCCAGCACATCCCAACCACTCAAATCTTGATTGAATGCAGTAGCACCGTCGAACATTTGGATCATATTAGTAACACTACTTACATTCCAACCACTAATATCTTGATTGAATGAGGTGCAATCCTCAAACAAGTTATACATAAATTGAACATTAGCAACATTCCAACCACTAATATCTTGATTAAACGCACCTTGATTAGTGAAGAACGATCCCAAGTTTTGAACATTCGACATGTTCCAATTACCCACGCCTGCGGCATTAAAGATGCCCGCGGAAACACCTATCTGAGAGAACATTTGATCGGCAAAAGTAACATATTGCATATCCCAAGTAAGAGGAACACCTCCATTATTAAATGCGGGTGTGCGGCCCAACATTTCTTCTACAAAGCCGTAGGGGGTAATAGTTGAAATGTCTTGGTTGAATGAGGTACAACCCTCAAACATGTACGCGAAAATCTGTGGATCATCATACGAATCTGTGTTAGGATAGTTCGTATAACTAGTACCATAGAGTGCAGTCATTGCCGCCGTTTCTGTTAGAGGACCAGTAGTAGTCCAAGTAAGCGCCACGCCACCGTTGTTGAATGCAGTAGCACTGTAGAACATAGCAAGAAACTTTATAACTTTTGTAACGTTCCAAGAACTAATATCTTGATTGAATGCATAAGCTCGATTGAACATGCCAGCCATATTAGTAACACTACTAACATTCCAAGAATTCAATGGTTGATTGAATACATCAGCATTGTAGAACATAGAATCCATCCGCGTGACATTACTCACATCCCAAGAACTGATGTCTTGATTGAACAAAAGAGCACTTCGGAACATGCCTCTCATAGTAGTAACAGCACTTACATCCCAAGATGAAACGGCCGGATCATTGAATACTAATGCAAACCAGAACATATAACTCATATCAGTAACATTACTGACATTCCAAGAACTAATATCTTGGTTGAATGCATTAGCTCGATAGAACATGCCAGCCATATTAGTAACATTACTTACATACCAAAAACTAATATCAGGATCGTTGAATGTAGTAGCAGTTTGGAACATCCATCCCATATCAGTAATAGGTGATCCTGCTGGCATTAAAATACCAACGTTTGCAATGAACTGATACGTTGGATTAGCAGTTCTCCAAGTAGTACTAGTAGGATCTGCTGCAGTATTACTTAACGGATACAAGATGCCGCCAGCAGTACCCCAAAGAGGTTTCTCTATTGTTGTCCAATTGGTAGTTGTATTATCATCAAAGTTCGTTGGTTTTGACGCTATTAGACTAACATCCCAACCACTAATGTCTTGATCGAATGAAGTAGCACCGCTGAACATATCACTCATATCAGTAACACTACTTACATCCCAAGAACTAATATCTTGATTGAATGCAGTAGCATCCCAGAACATATCACTCATATTAAGAACACTATTTACATTCCAAGAACCAATATTTTGATTGAATACAGTAGCACCGGTGAACATCCCAGCAGTAGTCAGAAGACTACTGGTATCTGTCCAATCTAAGGCTACACCGCCATTGTTGAATCCATTATTAGCACTGAACATACGATACATAGTAGTAACACTACTTACATCCCAAGAACTAATATCTTGATTGAATACATTAGCGGTGTAGAACATATTATTCATATCAGTAACATTAGCAGTACCAGTTCCAGTAGTCCAAGTTAGTGCTACGCCACCGTTGTTGAATGCTTCAGCATTTTGGAACATAGTACCCATATTCTGAACACTGCTCACGTCCCAAGAACTAATATCTTGATTGAATGCATAAGCATCGTGGAACATACTATACATATTAGTAACTGAACTTACATTCCAACTGCTAATATCTTGATTGAATGCATTAGCGTGGTAGAACATATAACTCATATCAGTAACATTAGCAGTACCAGTAGTCCAAGTTAGTGCTACGCCGCCGTTGTTGAATAGATCATTGTTATAGAACATCCGCTCCATAGTAGTAACACTACTCACATCCCAAGAACTTATATCTTGGTTGAATACAGCTCGATAGAACATCTGATGCATATTAGTAACACTACTCACATCCCAAGAACTAATATTTTGGTTGAATTCATCAGCATCCGCGAACATACGAAACATATTAGTAACACTACTTACATCCCAGTAGCTTGTATGCTCATCTCCGGCAAACGCAGAGTTGTCGAACATTCTTTCAAAAGATGTTGGCGGAATATCACTAGACCAACCATGATTAGGGATATAAGCGGCCCAATCGCCATTGGCACCTGAGTCCGCGACGTTACTGTTAAAATAGCTACTAGTTAAATCAGTAGGACTATTGCATGGATAGTAATAAGCCAATGCACCAATGTCGGTTTTAAGGTTTTCATTAAAGGTGGCAAAATCAGGTCTGCTTAATAAGTAAGAAGTTGCCCCAAGATCAAACTCAAAATATGAAGCTCCGGATTTGACTAATCTATTAGTCCAACCAGACAAATCTTGGTTAAAGGCAGCTGCCCCTTTAAGCATCTTAGCAAATTTATTAATCGAAGTTACAACCCAAGAGCTGATATCTTGATTGAACGCTGAAGCATTTTCGAACATGGAAGATACATCAGTAACACTACTCATATCCCAAGTTATAACGTCTGGATCATTAAATGTCGTACTATCTTTGAATAGACTAGCAAAGCTAGTAGGTTGTCCTGAAAAATAAACTCCAATAGATGGCCGGAAGGTATATCCTAAACTATAAGATGCACTAATAGGATCCTCTGTTGTATTAGTGAGAGGATATAACACTAAGCCAACACCCCATGTCGGAATGTTCTCAGATTCTAGAGCAGAACCTGTAGCAAAATCAGTTGGTAGTGACGGTATTATTACCGTCCCCGTCCAACCACTAATGTCTTGATTGAATGTAGTCGCGCCATTAAACATGTTATCCATGTTAGTAACAAACGACACATCCCATTCAGTAATTCTTGGATCATTGAATGTCGTATTATCTCTGAACATGCCAGACATATTAGTAATAGGTTCACTAGTAAATATACCAGTTCCAGGCACTATTGTATAATCGGGCACGTTTAGCTCTGGATCGTTGTAGCCGTCGTAAGCTACTTGCGTAGCACCATTGTAACCGTCTGTTACAAATTGATATCCTTCAGGTGCATGTGCATCTCTCCAAGCCTGCGTTGTCGGGTCTGTTGTGTGTGAATCAGATAATGGATAATAATATCGATTAGGATATCCCCACATCGGGTGTGCTATCGAATAATCGTTAGCATTTCCATCCTCATCGGCTTTAAAGTAGTTTGCTTTAGTACCATATTGAACACGGAACAAATCGAATAATCGGTCATTAATTTCACTATCAAAATCAACAAGATCGGACCATACATTACCATATACTAATTTTCCTGCGTCTTGTAAAGTCTTTACAACGTCATAGACTGGAATTGCAGCCAAACTAGTATTCATTCTTGAAGCGTCGATCAACCCTAAAGGGCCAACACCTAATGCCGGATCTTCAGGTGTTCCTTGAAGCATGCCAGTAAAGTGCGCGCATCTGCGTAGATCCCAATCGATTCTATATGTCCCACCGTTGTTGAATGAAGCGCCCGCAAAAGCTTGGTACACGGTTCTAACATCAGTCATATTCCAATTATCAAGATTCTGATTAAATGCATCAGCATTCAAGAACATATATTCCATATAAATGCCAGCGCCATAATTTTTATAAACTTCTCGTCGAGCACCTACGTTCCAATTACTGATGTCTTGATTGAATGTGGCATTACTGTAGAACATCGAATCAAATGCAGATACACTACCTACGTCCCAATTGCTAATATCACAATTGAAATCGCCGTAGGCAAAGCATTCGACCATATCACCTATGTTTGATGTGTCCCAAGTATTGAATACACTAGTAGTTCCGACTGCACCACTGTAACCGAGCCTTAAAGAACCAAACAGTGCCGGTGTATCAACTGCACTATCAAAAAAGGCATCCCAGTCTCCTTCCCAGTTTTGTCTTGCTATGCGGCCAAAATTGAAGTTTGGAAAGTTTGCATCTCCCCACTGAAGAATCTTGTTCGGCCGGAGGTAAGTAGTATGATTATTTTGATTGTTTTTAATATGAATAGATGCGCCATATATTTTTACTTGCCGAGTGCTTTTATCGGCATAGTCGTGGCTAAAGTGTGAAAGAGGCTCTCCGCTAATAGTATTGTTACTATCGTCAGGAAGCTTCCAAGGCTTTCCAAAATAGTTATCAACATTGTCAGCATCATCTTCGTCATAAGTCTTAGCTTCTTCCAACCAAGTTATATTAGTTGAGTAATCGATAGGCGAACCGTCGCCCCAATCAATTGCTATGTAATGGCCGTTTACATCTGGCTTGCCACCTAGAATGGTCAAATTTATGCTTGTTCCCGAAGACCCGGATGGGGATTCTCCAACCTCTATTATCATTGGTGTTCTTGTCAATAAATCTGGCACCGGAGTCCAATCTACTTGATCTGTCACGTCTTCGTAAGCAACAGTCCAACCCCCATACTCGCCTCCCTGCCAATAATATATCGTAAATTTATATACATGTTCGTCAGTACGACATAAAAGATACCTGTGCCGATTAGTATTCTCGGCTGTCATTTCGCCCCAAGAGCCCCACGGTTCCGTGTGATCCCACTGAAACCAATCGTACCACAGCTTCTCTGTTAAACAATTTTCTATGTTGTCCCAGCCTATAGCCCAAGAAGTCCCTTTAATCAACTTCGCGTAATCGCCTTCGTCCAGCTTATCATCATCTCCGGTCCAAGAAGGATACGCATTGTATAGTGGACCGTTATAATTTCTAATAATTACTATGCCGGGTTCGAGTGCAAGTCGAGAGTTCCCAGCTTCGCCGAAGTATTCATCGTCCATCCGAAGGTATTCAGTCGGCCCTGATTTGAAAACCGTAGCTTCTGGCCAATCTCTTCTAATATCGTCAATAGTGATGGGCTTACCAAGAGCCCCGATCGTTTCATCCTCCTCGCGGGTTGGATTCCGATTTGAATAACCGTAGCCTCCCATCATGTTCACATAATAAGGATAAGTGGACCACCTATAATCTACAATATCATGTACAAGCTGTCGGTGATATCCTTCTCCTTTGCCTATCTCATCACCTGCCATCATGCCATATTGTAACTCAGTATGTGGTGTTTGAGTATGTAAAGAAAAAACGCGATAGAAGGATTCAATACCCGGTGACTCATAGTCATCTTCAAGTTGACTCCTATCTAAGAAACTAGTCAAGTTCCAATCTTGCGCGCTCCAAGTCCGGGCCGCGAGCGCTGATCGAGCAGTGGAATAACTAGACAAGCGAAATATATCATCAAACCCCGAGACTTTACTAGTATCCCAGTTGCTTAAGTCCCTTCGCATCCTGTAAGCATCGTAGAACGCAGAACTCATATCAGTAATATTACTTACATCCCAAGAACTAATGTCTTGGTTAAATTCGGGGTTGTCCTCGAACGTGGAACTCAGACTAGTAACTCTACTAATATCCCAATTCCCAACGCCTAAAGGTGCGGCAGGATCTCCCACGATCTCGTAATCAGGCATCGTAAGGCTCCACGCGCCTTTAGATAATTGGCCCGAGCCATCTGCGGAACCGGATGGATCGTTAAAAATGAATCTTATCTGGTGATCCGTATTGAGACTTGTTAGATCGCTTGGAGGCGGTTCTGCTGATGTAATTGCAAACATAGAACCGGCGTTTCGTGCAATGGGTGGATCAAGCGAAGGATTACTATCGCCTACGGTGTCATCATAATTTTCAAGTATAACATCATATAATGCTTTATCCGATTCATAAAAAATAACAGACCACTTTAGTTCACCGTAGTAGTCTAGGTCAGATGCATCTATAGCGGTAAGGTCATACAAGTATTTTTGAATATATCTTGCGCTGACAACAAATTTTCTGTTGGGAGCGGTGCCGGTTTCTATTGTTTTGAGGTCGGCCAATACTGTTCCGCCTCCACCACCGCCAAGATATATCGTAGGGCCCGATACTTCATCTTCATTATCTTTTATGTAAGACCACCTTTCGGTAGGTGTGGTCAAAGCGGTAGAACTTCTGACATTGTTTTCGTTATTGTGTATTCCACCAAAATTAATCTTAGAAGAGTTTCCAACCCAGAAAGATTTAAATTGCGCCTCATTGCTAAAGCCAGCAATGTCTATAGCCCAAGGAGCTACTACTATGTAATTGCCGGAACGATCATAAATAGCTGTTGAAGTCGGGTAAAGGGGGTAAACAATAGGATCAGTAATTACTCTATAAATTATAGTTTTACTGCTGGGGTCTGCCTCAATGTCTGACAGCTCTGCCATTTTAGTAGTGTAGAAAGAATCTTCGTTAGAAAGTGATTGTTCTATAATTCTGTTATTAGGACTTTCGACGAAAGGTACTGTCTGCAAGACATTAGTATTTTTAAAGGCGCTGTCCAAAGTAGTCACATAACCGGTTTTCCAATTAGTTACATCTATTGGAGCATTTCCTGCTGCCAATGGCTCACCCGCGAACATATCCTCCATGCTGACGATAGGACGAGTAGAAGTTATCCCTACGGTAGCAGTAAATGTATATCCTGCTGGTGCTCGCAGAGGATTGCTATTCCACAGTTCAGACGTTGGATCAGTGAGCATTCCCGGCATAGGATATGTAAAAATCCCATCGACTGCGCCGAATTTAGGCTGTATTGTTTCAGTCCATTGAAAGGCCGCGCGAGAAAAATTAATAGGAGGCCCAATGAATTCACTAACGCTCCAGGCAGTCAAATCTTTATTAAACTGCGTATTATTTTGGAACATGCCGTCCATATTTCTAATATTAGATACATCCCAACTAGAAATATCTTCATTAAATGTGGTGTTAGCAAACATATTAGCAGTGTTAGATACACCACTCATATCCCATTTGGTAATGTCAGCTTTTAATGGCATTAAATTATCCTGTATTCTTAAACATGTTTGAAGTATCTATGACGTTTGAAATATCCCAATTTGTTAATGAAGATGCTTCACCGGTGAAATTAATGCAGTCTTCAAACATAGAAGACGTGGAAGATCCCGGCAAGAAATTAGGTTCATTAGGAGCAGTAAGTGTTACTAAATTTTCATTTCCTTTGAACATTTCTACAGCACTTGAGAAGGTAGTGTTTTCACCCCAATCTATAACATCTATTACACTGGAGTCAAATTTGATATGAGCTCCTGCAAACACTAGTTTGATGTCTGCTATACCAGTGCCAGTGTATGTATGCGTCAGCACCGTATTAGCTGTCCCACCTGATATAGAAGTGGGTTCATTAGATCCATCTCCCCAATCAACATCAAACTGCGTAGATAAGAAGCCAGATTGAGGTACGGTAATTGTTATTGTATTTCCAACCATTAAACTCTTATCGACTCGGACAATCATTTCATTGCCTCGACCAATTTTCTTGATTACTCCGTAATCATCATCAAAGTTAATAAGAGAAAGGTCAACACTATCTTGAATTAACGTAGTTGGGCCACCTGCCACTGTTAAACCTGGTTGGAATGATAATTGCTCTTCGAATTCTGTATTGATAGGTGTATCTGTAGCAATATCCAAATCGATAAACTTGATGACCTTCTTCTCGCGTTCGGGGCCGAAGTACCATGCTTTCATTGTAAAATTCAGAGTCCACATTATAGTGCGACTTTCCGTGAAAGCCCCCTCGTAGATCTCCTCACTAGACACACTATTCAAAATGAGAGGAATGTCCAAAGGATCTAGGCCATCCACGATGGTGGCCGTCTGAGTCATATCTGGATTAAAGAACGGCACGATTTGCTCAACCAACTGTATGGCGTCTTCGTTATATTTTGCCATGATATAGAGAGAAAACTCCATATTATAGGGAGCACCAGCATAATGAAAGTTTCGTGAACCTGTATCTCCATCACCGATTGTTTTTCTAATTTTACGAGTAGGTGATATTTTTCTTTCGGGATCGAAGGTGTATCCAGAAATCTCAAAAGACATTCTAGGTAATGTGATCTGAACCCCTGGCTCTCTATCTGTTTGTGTGGCTTGTGCCAACACTTTTTGCCATGGAGCGTAAGAAATAGGGACAATCATCTGCTGGACGGTGACACCCTGATTGTCGACTCTCTTTACCATTAGCTGGTTGAAGTATGTGCCGAATAAAGCTACATATTTTCGAGTAGTCTTATTATAGAAATAATTAGCAATTGACACTTTATACCTCTGGGTTTGAATCTGGTATAGTTATGTTCTCACTGAAAGGATCGGTTTCAGTAAAATCAAGAATGTTGTCAGCCTCTTGTTCGAATACTAGGTTTCTAGCAAAAGCATCTTGTGAACCTAGAGTTTCAAGTGTCTCTGTGTTAGCAGTACCTTCGAATGTAGTGTCTCTGCTAGCAAAGTATCGATCTATGTTATCGCGACCCGTTTCGAATCTTTCATTAGAATATGTCATCAACTCACACTGCATGTCATAGACATATAGACTACCAGCCTGATAGAATACAGACTCATTCTCTACAAATTTGATTTCGAACATTCTACCATCAAGTGGGAAATAGATGATGTCGCCTTCTCTCGGTCTAGTTTTGAGATAGTTCTCTTTTGTTACATAACGTTCAAAGGATCTATTAGCAACGGTGAATGTTGCAGTGTCTTTGATTTGTAAACCAAACTTAGACAGGAAGTCTCCTTCACCCTCGAAGCCATCCATGCTTTTCACATAGACTTCAAACTCAAAGGTCTGGTCAAAGATGCTCAAATCATCTTCATTTAATATCGTGTCTATTGCTTGATACGACCGAGTGATGTAGATAATATCAATACCATACATACGAATAGATTCAATAACAAGATCATCGATTAGATTTTGTTCATTGAAATTATCATAATTTCTGAAAAATGGATTGGTAGGCATTGCTTATCCAATAAAATTATAGGTGAGTGGCTGGAGATTCTGAATAACCTCTTCTTCCATTAGCTTTCGTTCTTCTCTTGCCTCGGAGAGAATAGCTTCCCCGTTGAAAGATAATCCACCTACTAATTGAACACCGGTGAATTTGGTCAGATTAGCACCCCATTGCTCCTTTACTAATAATGTAGCATAATTCTGTAACCATCGATCACCCCAAACATCGGGATATACTGCTGGATCGATAACATCATAAGCTTCGACTATCAAATAATCTCCAAGGACTAATGAAGAAGAATCAGTATCGAGATGCAATTTATTGACGTGTCTGTTATATCGAATAGTAGGCTGTCCTACTAGAATTTCTTGCATTTGCTCTATGTGCATCATCGATTGATAATAGTTCTGGACTTCATATCCAGTGATATCTTCCATATTATTTAATACAAACTGATATTGAACATTGAACATCCCAGCACCTGATGCGACACTGGAATTAAAGTTGAAGATGCCAGAGATACCTAAGATGCCGGCAGGAAGTTCGAAGTACTTGTTGTCGATAGTATCTTGAGTAATTTGATGCTTCAGGAAGACTTGTTGGCTGCCACTATAATGATAGTCTCGCCAGAAAGAAACCGCTTCATCAACCCTGTCTTCCACCTGCTCTTCAGATACATTGATCTCAATTACGGGAGCCCCGAGTTTCCTTAGAATATATTCTTTGAATAAATCTCTTGTGGTTGGTGCGGCCATTCCGTTATTTCCTTAAAAAAGTGTTGACAAGTGGCAAGAAGTATGTTATAATTCTTTTATCGACTAAAAGATAATTGTAGATACCTTAAGAGTGTTTCCCCTCTTTCTCTATTTATAAAACCAAATGAGTTCACTCATTGAAATCAGAATGATTTCAATCTTACGGTTCTTGTGTTACAAACATAGTAAGACTATCAGTAGCAGTAACTGCCGGTTGCGCGATGACTCTTATTTCGACAGTGGCAGTCACCCCCCATTCACCATCGATGTTATTGGTCGAAATAAACCAACTGCGGTTATTGACTAAACTTACAAAAGAAGTAGCGTCGTTGGTGTTAATAGGAGGCGCACCATCGCCTAGTGTACCATCCTGAGTGAATTTAACTTCGTAATCAGACGCGGTCTCACCAGATGGGAGCCAAGTACTATAGGTTACAGCTGCTTGCAGAACACCTGCATTATTGCTTAAAGCAAACTTCATCGTGCCATCATTGCTCGCGATTAGTTGTATCTGCGCAGACCCAGAGCCACTACCACCGGAGAGATACAACTTGACCCGCGCATTTGGCAGATCTAATGTAGCAACAGGCGCTGTGATTTCGTCCACCAATGTACAAGCAAGAGAAGCTTCAGAATTTGCCACAGGGTTTGCTTGTTGTGCGACATGAATAGTGAAAGGTCTGTCTCCATCAGTGCCGGTACTCTCATTGATCTGTAGACTAAAATCAGACTGACTTCCAACACAAGTTATTGAACCAGACGTAGCTACAAAGTCTGTCAGATCAGTTCCAGCTAAACCCCAATACAAAGTATTCCCATTAGGCACACCCGTAGTGTTTATTGTGTACGTGTAACTTAAAATTGCCATTTAGCTTGAATCCATTTTATCTTATACATTGGCTGCTTCCATATCCCAACTCAGTGCAAGAGTGGCAGTATCATCTGGCACTGTCAATGCGGTTGCTGTTGCGCTATTATAGAAATTAAGCTCGTAGTCTAGAGTCCAATTGATATTCTCGGTGTCATTTTGCGGCGCTGATATGGAGTAACTACCGGTATATGCTACACCACTTGTGTTGAGAGCAGTAGTAGTAGATGGGTTTAAAGTAGTATACTCCGATTGAGCAAAGAGGTTAACCTGCTGCTCTTGCCCTGCATTAGTTTTTTCCAGCCTTGTTGACCAAGTTCCAGTGGCATCTGGTAACACATATGCTAGGTATAGTTTTCCGGCTGAGGGGGTTGACGTACTTGGTGCTGACTGGCCGGTAATGTATTCAGACATAGCTACAGACGTCGTTGTCCCTTCTTGCTTGTAAGTGGCGACCTTATCACCAGCGTTCGAGTTCCAGCCAACCCAAACTTCTATATCATTAAGAGCGGTTTTCGCGACATATATGCTCCATCTACCATTACAGAGTATTGGTGACGACCCATTGTTGAAAGCTTCCAATGCGTCAATCCGGGCTGAGTATTGATTGGTAGAGAAAAGAGGTTTAACATCAAAAAGCCCTGTTCCCACAGAGGATGAATCTTCAATTGCTTGCGGGCCTGTGATGCTATTGATCACACCAGTCTGATATTCAGTTCCTAGAGGCCCTGCAAACAAAACAAAATCGTGAGGTAATGCTCCCATTAAGCAGAGAACCCAACTGCAGAAGCTCTTGTTGTATCGTCACCCCATCTCACTATGGAAACATGCCAATACCTGTAATTAGACCAAGTTGGTTCCTGACCTTGCGGCCATGCATCAACCCCAGACCACGTTGGAGCATATCCTGCAGCACCTCTGTCTAAAAGAACCAATACAGTGGACCCGGCGCCGATGGGATGCGTGACTGTAGCAGTTGCGGCTACGGTCATGCCCCAATAGATCAATGACGTTCCGAAATCAATCGATGGTGCACTGCTGCTCGAAATTATCGGTTTTAAGTCCGAATAACTTAGATTTTTGAGTGTGGGTAAAGTAGATACGTTATCGATAACTACTGTTCCGGCTTCTGAGAATGCCATGCTAATTGACCTTTATGTCTTTGTTATTGTATATTTATAAACGCTCGATATCATCCTCGTTGCAATCCTCACCATACTGTATTTCTAGTACCAAAAGCTCTTGGTTAGTATCATTTCGAAGTTGATGCCAATGACCAACTGGGATGTCAAATCTATCAAACATTTGCATATGAACTGTTGTCAGAAAATCCCTATGCAACCCAAACCGGACAGTTGCATCACCACGAACAACCATCCATTGTTCACTTCGATATCGATGTCTTTGTAGACTGAGTGATTTCTGAGGCTCCACGAACAATTCTTTTACTTTGACCGTAGCTGTTTTTCTCTCACTGAGCTCGTAAAAGACATTATAAGCTCCCCACGGTTTATTCATAAAACCACCCATCAGTAATATACTTGCCTTGTTCTGAGACTACTTTATTGTATAGCTCACCATCAAGTAACGGCAAATTTACCCAGACATCTTCCAAACCAGTTTTGTGTGGAGTTGGAGAGGTGTTTATTGATTCTGCCAGTAAAGTATAACCATTCTTTCTCATCCGAGTTTTATATACTTCTCTTTCTTCACCAGAAATTTGCCTCATACCGAAAGTCACTATTCTGAATTTATATTCAGAAAAAGGTATCTTTTCCATCACCAGCTTCATTGAATCAAAACCATGGTCGACCTGCAGGTAATCAATAATCAACTCGGAGCCAGAGTACTCTAAGAAGTCCGTATAGTCAATCGACATAGGATCTTTGCAAATGAAGCCGTTTTTACGAATCTTTTTGTGTTCGATGGAAACACGAGGATTTTTCTCTATCGTCGTCCCTGTCCACTCAAAATCTTTTTCTAGCAAATAAGTATTGTTTAACCTATCACCAAAAAGAGCACCGATTTGCAGATAGGTGCCGTTTCTCTTTCCCTTCAATAAAGACAGTACAATCATGTCTTGCAGACGCCTGGAATAATTTTTGTCGATATATTCAAGGCCTGGGAAATCTATTTTCCAATTAGAGCATAACGATGAATTATATCTAATATTTTGAGGATATCCATGCTCTAAAAGTAAATCATCAAATTTCTTTAAGTATTCGGGATCTTTATAGCCATTGTACCATGTTTTTGCTTCAAATGTCTTTTCTTTTGATTCCTCAATCCCTCTTATCTTCCAATCGGCAAGCGCATCAAAATATAGCAACCCAAAGCGGCCTGGGTATTTGCAGTCAATATCATCTGTGGGCTCTTCACACAAGAGGCCGGAAGCAGCATACATGAAAGCTCGTTTCCAATGTGACTTTTCAACGCACCAACTGCATAACCAATACCATGCTTCAGGTCGATCTGGTCGAAGTGCAATAGCATTCTGTAGGATTCCCTCAACAGTTCCAGTTCTACGCCCTAGTCGATGATACATGATGGCCATACGCAACAGACAAGTGTACTGGAGAAGTGTATCTTCCCATTCATTATCAGCACATCTAAGATAGAAAGGTACTGCTGCAGCACACTGGCCTCTTTTATCATATTCAGTTGCTAGTGCAAATAATTTTGCGGTATCGTGAACATCCTCTAAGTGTTCATGCAATCGACGTGTTAACTCTAACATGTTAAAAAATCCTCGTTTTATCGACATATGACATAAAATCATCAAACGGCATTTTCAATAAGAATGTCGCTGCATCAGCTAATCCGTAAGATATTAATATGCTTCCATTATGAAGAGCAACTCCTGTTGCAAATTCAATCCCATACTGGTGACCATTGTCTGCAAAAGTAGTAAGCCCCATAAAGTTAAACTGCTCACTCGCCTTAACTATATTCCAGTCATTGTCCCATATAACTACTCTGTGAAGATATAGACCATCTTTTCGCACATGCGCATCTTTTCTTAATTCAACTTCGTGAGTTATAGCCATTCTGTGATTTGCATCAATTCGAATGACTTGAGTCCCGCCTCGGATATCTCTAGGAAAAGGATACTTCCTGTTATCTTGGCACATTACGGTGTATGATTGCTGAGTCTCTATGTCATACTTAACGACCTCTGTCGGATTAGTCCACTTAACAAAGTGCCATGGCATATCCAAAACTGGCATCCAATTTTTTTCACAATAAGTGTCACTATCGTTAGGAGCCTTAATAGGATTTCTAGAAACTTCTCTCCATTCGTTATTGATATATTCAATTTCGGCCATTTCCATCCGACCAGTACCCTTGTCATCATAACAATCTCGGCGGACACCACACAAGAATAAACGGTCTTCCCATTCGACAAGACGGCCATCTTCTAGTCCTATAAAATTCCAAGTTGGTTTGCCTGTATCAAAAGCCATATTTACTTTTGAAAAGCTTTTGACATCAAGAGATTCGTCTAATTCGCAGACATAGTTATCTGTTTTTAGAGTGACATCATTTTCTGGATGTATGTACTGGAGAGGACCGTAAACATGTGGGAACCTTTTACCTTCGCTATGATATAAGGCGTAATTCACCTGCCGGATGTTAAAAATAATTTTACCTTTGTGGATCAGAATAGATGGATTCATCTGCCCTGTTTCTGCGGTCTCTTCTGGTGGGAGAAAAACAGGATGCAAACTGCCTCCCCTCTTCACGGCCCAACTAGCTAACCCGCCATAGTATAACTCGTGCATACACACTCCATAATAAAAATCATATCTACTATATAGGACTTACCAAGGTACTTTTTGGACTTCCCTTGGGGCTCTATTATATTCGATCAATAGCCTTCTGTCAATCTCTGACAACTCTTTTTCCGACAACGAATCCGAGACCCACTGAGTCACATGTTCATTATACAAGTCACCGTATGGAATATAGTCGTTTTGATCTGTGTCGAGAGAAGAAAGCTTAGTTTTGCCTACAAATTTACATTCGCGTTCGTCTGGCCCCTTGATCATTCTATTCCAGTGGACGACACGAACAGACTCTTGGAACCAAGCCCCTTGGAAATTTAGTTCGGGGCTTGTTTCGAGTTTAATGATATTCCAAGAATAGTGTTTGATGGACACTAGTCAGTGTCTACCGTGGAGTCAGGATCAGGACCAACCTCGTCCTCGCCGGGTTCTGCCGGAGCAGGATCAGGATCAGGTTGATCCTCTACCATGTCGGGACCACCATGCAACAGAGGAGCGGTAGGATTCCAAGGCAAGTGCTCTTCTCGTTCCACACCTGTTGCTTCCTCAATCTGAACCATGATGCGTTCTTTAATGTGATCCAGATAACCAGGCATCGAATTGATGTAGCCCGTGATCCAGCCCATTACCATCTCTTCAGTGAGATCTGCAAAAGGAACAAAATCTGCAGTGCCTAGAGACTCTGCTGTGAAGGGAGTTCCTCCGAAAAACGTTGCAGTGTTACCGTCTTCATCCACACCCTTTGCATTCCAGTGAGTTTGAACGATGGCATCAGTTAATGTAACGCCATCTGCATTAGTTTGATTCCGTACCTTTAACGATAGGACTTCATAAGTCATTGTTAGGGCCATAATTGGGCCTCCAAAATTAGTTAGTTAATATTATTTATTAATTTAGTCTTCAACAGCTGTCGAATAATAGCTACTCGTCTTCAAGTGATTATATGCTTGTACTAAATGACTGTCAGAAGAATCCATATCAATGAAGAACTTAATTACGTGATCAAGACCTTTAGTTGACACACCGTCGACCTGGTTCATGTTCTCACCCAGATTATTGTAGCTATCCCCGGTTTTTGTTGGATTAATGCCAATATAACCAATAGGATCTTTGCCGTCATCCCTAGCTTGTTTACTTGCCCAAACCATTATATTGATTGTGCCAATATAACCTGCTTTCCAGTAAACAGGATCTCCCATTTGTTCTATCATAGACGCTTCATCAGTTGGATCTGCATCACCGGTAACTCCAGACGATGCTGCTGGATCGGGCGGAGGGTCAAAATTTGTCATTCTCTTTTCGACATCAACATGATTGATTACATGGTATGCTTCGGTAGCAACCATGCCGGTGTCGTTTATTTCATAAGCTTTAATCAACGCCATTTTATATATTCTCCAATAATTTATTTACCATAATCTTCAATTCATCAATTTGCTCTTGTTGACTATTTATGATATCTTGTTGGCCTTTGATTGCTTCGATGAATAGTCCGCCCATCTTACCATAATCCACACCGTATTCATCTCTATCTTCGGCGTAAGTAACAACATCTGGAAAATGTTCAAGCACTTCCTGTGCAATGACACCAGACTTTCTAGCACTAGCTTCTTCAAGTGTTATGTGTTCTCTCTCAGCAACTTCTTCTGGATCTTTGAGCGTATAATAGACTCCTCTCAAGTTCAATAAGATATCCAGAGCTCCATCGATAGTATGGATATTCTCTTTCTTCCTACGGTCTGAATAAGCCACAATATTACTAGTAGCATATATAGCGCCATTGACATACATAGTATAAGCTGAAGATGTTGCGCTTGTCCCAACGCCCTGGCAGAATCTATCCCACACCCAGTATTGAGACCACCCTCGATCTTGCCAGTATATGCCCCCAGCACCTTGGCGCCCGCCTTGGAACATGAGATGAGGTCGTGCAGTGACCTGGGAAAAAGCAAAACCATACCAACCGTTTCTATTACCAAGGATGTTCCAAGAACCATAACTTGTTGATTGGTTGGGGTAGATGTGACCCCCGTTTGTATCCGTATAGAACCCAGATGTATTGGTTTTCATCCAAGTATATTTGTATGAGTAACCGCTAGTACCGTTGATCTGGAATCTAAGAGCACTGCTGTTGTAATCCGAGTAGAACCGCATGCCCTCATAATTCTGGTATGCAGCAAACTTCAGGCCAGTATGGTACTGGAATACCGTATCGGGGTAAGGATAGGACCACCCCCCGGTTTCTTGAAAGCCCCAACGATAAGGTTGACTTGATCTGGTGATGCCTGAGTTACCGCCAGGATAAGGATTGCCGTATGATCCATAGGCGTCGATGTTCTGAAAGCGGGAAGTGCCGGCCCAAAGAATTCTATACTTTGGGTTATTATAATCGTAGGCCGATGCAAACCGGAGAACTCTCCTAACATATGTATCACCGGTCGAATAGTAATTAAGGTATAGCCCGTAGCCCCCTGCGCGAGCATCAAGGTGCAGATTGCCGTTCGTGACTGCCACTGATGCATATGAAGAAGAAAATCCTTGGCGGCCGTTTGTACCAACTGCTAAATAAGCTCCCCAAGTTAAGTTAGGACCATATAATGTTCCAGTTCGGAATCTACTTCCATATGCACTTGAGGTAGAATTTAGATCTAGATAATAATTTGCATCGCTAGCATCACGGAAAATATATGCCCGAGAATCACCAAGCGTAAAGTTGTATGCGTATCCAGCGTTCTGCTGAAGATATTGACTTAATCGGCCGCCATTAGCAGTTGTTCCATAATAGCTTCGGATATATGAAGTACCATTATTACTATTCGTGTCAACTCGCAACGTGATGTCGGCATACGAGTTTATAGACATGTTGTCGTTGAATGCGCCGGATGAGGATGTCGACGCGATTCCATGATTGCTATATGAATTATAATTTGCATTCCAATCAAATGATATGTAAGAAATTCTATGCAGACTTGATGAATACGTACCATATCTTCTAGCGTAACCGTTAGCGGATGATCGACCAAGATAGATGATGTCTGCATAGACCGTCGGTGCTCGCAGGAATGAATTAACCTGATATCGCCAGAAGGTAGAACCCGATGTTGGCCGTACTTCTCCAGTATAGAAAAGTCCATTATAATTATACACGTATGAAGTGGAGACAGACCTTAATGCCCAACCCCCACCTTGGTTCAAAAATCCGATACTTGGTGCGGTATCAGTGTAAACATATCCTCTTGTGGTGGTGTTTCCAGTTTGGAATCGGATGTACGAGGAGGTTGACGGCGTGGCAAGAATCATTCTATTACTGCCGTCGGAATACCAATTGACTCCTGTAGCAGAGTTTCTCAGTCCCCGGCTGGTTGCGTTATTAATGAACTCGCCATCATTATCAATAGTACCACGGACATCCAAAGATCTCACTATGGAAGTACCGTTAAAGTCTCCGTAAAAATCTGAGTCGTTGCTGTCGTAATAACGTTCCGCGTAAATACCCACACCACTGATATTAACCTGGCCATAATGAGTTGTAACGTCGGAGTTTCGATCATACAGCATCAACCATCTGGAAGGATTTAATCTATAAACACCCCAATATCTTGCTCGTCCCAGATGGATCCTTGACGCGCCGCTGTTATAACCGTTAGACATTATTACATATGAATTCGAATGTGCATAGCCGTTCCAGCCGCTTCTGCCGCTGACACCGTAAGTCGCTACGTTGCCATAAGGACTTGCCCCGGCAGACTCTCCGCCCGAGGATGTAGAACCGGCCCCTGCCGCCCAAATTCCTGTGCCATAAGATTGGAAGTACACACCTGTCCTGCCAAGGGGTCTAAACCAATTGCGGGCATATACAGCGCTCAAATAGGAGCTGCCGTTCAAGTCGAGATAATAGTTGCCGGGATCATTATAGTCTTCCCATCTTACAGCGGCAATACCGGAGGAATTAGGTATATCTACCCGAGCTCCTCCTCGGATCTTAACCCTCCAATCATCTGCGTTATTCTTAAGCCCAAAGTCATTGGCGTTATTTGCTTCGATCCACCCTCGCGCGATGTTAGACGTGGTAGTGAACAGCATCTTATTATCAGCTCGAACCGAATAAACTCTCCATCGGTTAATAGCGTCTGAGTAAAAATGCATCGCATTTGCAGTGTTATATAAACCACGACCATTGGTGTCATTGCGGAACCAACCATCGTTATAGATTTCACCACGGTTATCAATGTTGTTCGTTATAGAAGTAGAAGCAAAATCTCCGTAGTAGGTACCGTTATTACTATCGTAAAATCGTTGTGCGTATGTGTATCTGGTGGTGAATGTATCGCCATTGCCTCTAATGAGGAAGTTGCTCGTGCCACTAAGACCACCATCTCTAAATACTATATCTTCATTACCTGATGTAGCAATAATTAAGTGAGCATCATCTGTATCGGTAGCTTGAATATAACCCCGTAGATTACCAGCAGCGGTGTAAAATCTTGCCTCTGCGCCGACGTTAAATCTGATATCGTCATCGATATTAATGCTAGACATGACCGATCTAGAAGCCATATCAACATAGTAATTACCATTGTTGTTGTCTCGAAGTATCGGGGCATATACAGTCTGATCGAAGCCTACATACCCTAGAGTATTATTAATATACCCGCCGTATGTTAATTTGAATGCTTGGGTTGGATTGGAATCACTACCACCAATTGCCATGTACCAACCTGTTTGCGCATTCCCCCAACCGCTTGGGACTTTATACAAACCAGTACTGACATGAGTCCTGTAACCCGAATTATATAACGCCGTTTGGTGTGTCAGTGGTAAGTATGCAGCGGTCGTGCCGATATTATAATCTCGGTTTCTTGTCGAGATTGGAGCATTTGTCAGTCCACTCGGATCAGTAGCATCATATTGCTGAACATCATCTACATAGAAAATTCCATTAGCTGTAAATGTTCCTGCCGTATTGAGACCAACGATGTTCGAAGTAGCATTGGGATCCATGTAATAAGTTGGATCATCCAAATCATAGAATCTTTTCGCGTATATACCGTTTGAACCGTAGAATCTTGACTCAGTAGTATTTGTCTTGACAGCAGTCGAACCCCAACTACTAAATCTGTAACCATGATTATATCTTACTTCATAGTCGTTAGTATCGAACATGCCGGTAGACCAACCGGTACGACCAGTTGAGAAGTAACCAATACTAGGTCTGTCACTGTCAGTGCCGGACTCAGTTACAAATTCAGCAACTAGGCCGTAAGAATGATTTCCTCTTTCATGTGAAAAACGAGCAGTAACATTATTGCCTGGAGCGCTGCCAGTTTTTCTGACTTGGAAGATCCGAGCTGCAGATGTTGATTCGACGTTGAGTCGAGCCAATCTTGACTCAGCACCAAAATCACCGTAGTAATTAGGGTCGTTAGAATCATAGAATCTTGGAGCATAGAAATTGCCAGGAGCAGTGATTCGCATGTTGCCCCAGCCAATGTCTCTACCGAGGAACAAGTCATCAGTCCCATCATAGAATATTGCTGAATTTACTTCATCTGCAGAATCGTGTAATGTCATTTCCCAAGTTTCAGAGAAATTTGCATGAATCCCAGATCGAATATCAGAAGCCCATGTGCCATCTGCAAAGTTGTAGTTTGTATCAGTACGGCCTATATTCAAAGCACCCGGCTGTAGGTTGCCGACTGCATAATTAGAGTTACTAATCTCACCGTAGACTCTTATTGATGTATCGCCGTTACCGTTGAAATAGTAAGTGGGGTTATTTCTATCATAGAAAATATTTGCTCTTACATCATTCAGGTAAGATGTGGAGGCCGGATCAAGATAGTAATTAGTAGGATTGGCCCTATCTCTGAATATATTTGCAGTAATCTCATCTGACAGGATATCATCAGCTTCCAGATCATCGACTAATAAATTAGATTCTGCATTACGGCGTTTGAGCATGATCCCGCCGTATGCTCTATTTGCGTAAAGTCCAGTGCCATCTGGATAGTTCATCAAGACGCGAATTCTTACATAGTGAACGCCAGCGCCATCCGACACGCCTTGCGGACCATTATATGGTGCATGAGAGGTTGGGATTGTTGTGTGCCCACGTCTTGTTTCCCAGCCTGTATTGCCAGCAATCTGTCCGCCTCGAACAAAGTAATCGCAACCAGCGTTGGTAGCGATTGGAAGTTTATCTTTATCAAAACGTTCGACACCGTAATATGTTCTGCCCCGCGGAGAGCCAGAAATATACTTCTCTGATATTTCCCCATAGATTTCCTCACCCGGAGCTACTGGAATGTAGTCTGAGTAAAATACTCTATAATTGCTTACTGTCCATGCCTTGCCGGCAAATGGTGAAACTGGATCTTCATAGAAGTTAGCACCAATATTATTACTCTCATTGGATTGCAATACATACCCAACCTCTGCTTCGGAGTATGTGGTAAAATCAAATAATACGAGATCAGCACCACCAGAACCATAAGCAGGATTGAGCGAGATGTTGGAAGCAGGGCCGACAATATTAAAGTTATCTGCATAGACCTCACCATCAAAGAAAGCATCACCGGTGTCGAGATCAATAGAAGCTTTTACATTTCCAGAACCAACAAACACCATTTCATTCGGATTAGTTGTGCCGAAATATGAATATGATGGATTATCATTACCCGCCCAGAAGATACCCCAATTAGTCGCAGTGTTCCAGACCCAAGAAGAATAGTCTTGAGCAACGAGGAATTTATTATCGTCACCACCACCAGTAGTATTGAAATTAGATCTTACAATCTGGCCAGTCATCGACAACTGCGTTTCAGTATTTCCAGTACGATTGGGATAGTAATAAGCCGAGGTGTTGTTTGTGCCGTAATAGATCGGCGCGCGCATCTCATTGTCTGCAGTGAAGTAACCGTTTCCTGTTTGTGCCTGTTGAATCCCGTTATAGTATAATAATGTTCCTGCGTTTCTATACCATTGTTGCATCCACTCATTGTCGAGATCATTATAGATTCCGACTCTTGTGTTGTCGACAGACATGAAGACATATCGACCATTGATCGAATAACCTTCCCAGCCACCCTTACCACCACCATTGACTTGGATAGAGCCATAATCGCCTGTAGGATAATCTATATAAATCCCAGTGTTATTATCGTAGGCAGGATAGATCCTATTTGCTCTCAATACATTAATTTGAGATGTCCCAGCAGGATCTACATATCGTGTAGTAGGAGTGGTTGTGTCTCTGAATATCGGAGATCGAATTTCGTTGTTAGCTAGGAAGTATCCGTCTGCAGTTTCTGCCTGTGTGATATTAGCATATCTTAATTCTACCGAACTGCCCATGGTATGGAGCAGACCCCATTGGTTATTCACATCATCATAGAGACCGGCAGCGCTTGCGCCATTGTGCATTAATAGATATCGGCCACCAATACTGAACCCTTCATACCCGCCGGTGGCCCCACCAGCAATTTGCAGAGAACCGAATGACCCAGTGGGCTCGGTCAATTGAACTGCATTATCATCGAGCGTGATTGTTTTTAATCTAGAGTCACTATTGGGATTTACATACCAGGCTGTATTAGTCCAATCATAATAGATTGGAGACTGAATTTGGTTCAGAGCCCTAACGGTCGTATTGTTGACTAACAGACGAGCAGAGCCGCCCGTGACTACACGCCATGAATCAGCTGCATTAAACTGAAGATATGTATTAGTATCGCCATCGTGAATGATTTCACCGGTCATAGTGATATCATTCATTCTAGAATTTAGATGCGGATCTGTATAGAAAGTAATGTCATTGGCATCATAATAGATATCGGCATAAGCATTAGTAGCAGTTACATCACCTGTAATAGTGACAGGACGATTAAAATAGAATTGATTTGCGCCACTAGAACCACTTTGAATTTGGAAGTAGAAGCTATGATCGTTGGTTCCAGTCTCATCTTGATAGTAACGCAGATACCCGGTGTTATCATCTACATACAAGTTAATTCGTTGAGTAGATCCTCGGCCGATGTTGATTTCACCGTTTGCTTCGCCAGAATAGAAGTTAGCTCTTCGCATGAGTGAAGTGCCGGCAAAGTCTCCATAGAAACTAGTATTATTTCTATCATAGAAGACTTGTGCTATCATATCGGTATATGATTCTAGCTGAGAATCAATGACTAGTCGTGTAGCACTACTTGCATATAATTGAGGCCCAGCACCGGCAAGATCCGCTCTACTAAATTTAAGTGCCCACGGGACACTGTCATTTGCGATAATATTAACAAGGGGGCTGTTTGTAGAAGGGCCATCGTTTATTACAAGTGGGGCACTAATATTAGAACCAGCACTTGGATTGACGTAGAAGGCATTGTCATCAGCATCAATAAGCTGGTTGCCGTAAATATCACCGCCTGTGCTGAAGTCTTTATCATTCCTCACCTTAAGTGTGGTGGCCTCGGTCATGTATATACCGCCACCCCAACCAAAGGCTAATTCCTCGTCCTTTAAGAATGACGATGCACCGGCACTGAATACGATAGCATCGTTTGCACCGTTCAACTGAATGCTGCCACCTTCGAAGTGGAATTTATTGCTACTAGGCTGAGTTGTCAGTGCAGTATTATCTGTATCAGTATATGTGGCAATATAAGTGCCAAAATAAACGGACTGGTCATGTGCAAAATGAGCAACAGGTAAGAATGTATCTCCTGTCCAGATCTGGAAGCCATTCTGTGATGAGGGATCGGCAGGAGTATCGTTCAATAACATGAAGATATTGTTGCCGTTACCCTCAGAGGACAATGCTGCTATACTAGCTCCTTCATTGCGCATGTCGATGAACATTGCGGCCGGATCCCAAGGATTCGGATTGATAGAGTCGAGCCTGTTTAATACCAGTAATTGATTGCCACCATTATCACCAGAGACAGCAATCTGCGGATTCTCGGTCCCGCCATCCCAGCCTTGTGTATTGAGAGCAATACCACCATCTGGTTGCAATGCAAATGTATCAGTTGCCCGATTGCCATTACCAACAATTCCGAATCTAGCGGATCCTGCTGCAGTAACCGAAAGAGACTGATCTAGATCAACAAAATATGAATTATTATTATAGTCAATTAAGTTGGAAGCATAAAAATTAGTACTTCTAACAGTTGTTGTCGTGTCTGTGACCTCAACCCTTTGAACACCACCTGTGACAATCTCGAATTCATTTGCATTAGGGAATTTAATCCATGTGTCAGTATCACCATTGCTTCGAATCTTATCTACTAGATTGATACGATTCAAGACAGATGAGGCTTGGGGGTCTAAGAAGTAAGCAGAATCTCCAGAGTCAATGAAGAAATCGAATGTTGCGGTTTCTGTTCCGCCATATCCTGAAATGCTGCCGTCAAACTCTACGGGCTTGTCAAAATAGTATTTTGCTCTGTCCGTGTTAAAGTGACTGTAACTGGTATTCTGAGGCCCGATTCGAACATATCCACTAGTCGTTTGGAATCGATGACCGCTGACCTCATTAGGATTCCAATAAAAATTA